TATCTTTGCAACACCAGCTAACAAGTTGGAGTTCAACATACGCATGCAATTTGTAAAAGCAATGATTGAGTATTGCAAACCAGCAATACATAGTGTATCATTGGAACAACAAACCTACTTTAAATCTTTCGTAACATGGTTAGACAATACTAAGAAAGACTTTAAAGAATTACATACTTACATTAAGGAGTCAACAATATGTGCATAGCAATAATGAAATCAGAAAACAAAAAGATTAGTAAGACTACATTACAAAGATGTTACGATGCTAATCCAGATGGTGCAGGCTTTATGTTTGCAGACAACAAAGAACTGACTGTAAAGAAAGGTTACTTTACATTCAAAGAATTCTACAAGGAGTATAAACCACATGAGAACAAACAAGTACTATTACACTTTCGTATTAAAACGCATGGTAAGATTGATAAAAACAATTGCCATCCGTTCCTTGTTAATAGTGGGCTTGGCTTTATTCATAATGGTATTATCTCTGGTTACGGTGATGATAAACAATCAGATACTATAGATTTTAACAAGTCTATACTACAAAAGATTGTAGCTAAACATGGTAACATGGGATTATTTGATGACCCAATGGTTGAGCTTATTGAAAATGTAATAGGCTACAGTAAGCTAGTCTTCCTTGATAGACATGGTAACTATCGTATCATGAATGAAGATAAAGGTCATTGGAACAATGGTATATGGTATAGTAACAACAGTTACAAGAAACCTGAACCAGTTACATACACAGGATATGATTGGACTAAGCAAGGTACGCAACGTACTTCGCTGCCATCGGCAGCAAAGGACTATAGCTCCCTCGCTTCTAGTGATTGGCTTATATGTAATGAAGACTATGACTATGGTATAGGTGATGATACAGTAACTATTAAAAAAGGTGAATGGGTTGAAGTAGAAAATGTAGATAATAAAAGTAAAACTTGTACACTAATTACTGGTGAGTACATGAACCCTACTATCTTTACTAAAGTTCCTTTATCTGTAGTAAAATCATGGGAAGATGCTGATACATATAATTACAACAAGTCGTTTGACTTTTAATTAATAATATAGTATAATATTTATATAGGAGTAAATTATGTTAACATGGTATATAGTAGTAGAAAATGAGTCGGGTGATAAAGTAGAACTACGAGATGTTCCGAAGGATGTCGAGGTAGTTGTTGATGAATATGTACATGACATGGAGGGTAATTAATATGTATGATAAAGAAAGAGATATGAATCCACCTGAACCAAGAGAGCAGTATGAACCTGACGTAGACGCTATTGGTGATGAGATGTGGTTACGTAAAAAAGAAGAAGAAGAAAAAGAACAAGACGTAGAACCTAATGATGAGTACGATGAACATGACTGTTGTAGAGGTGATTGTAAATGAGATGTATAGCATGTAATAAAGCTCTTTCTGATTTTGAAAGTACTCGTAAAGATATTACTACAGGCGAATTTGTTGATATGTGCAATGAATGTTTTCGTTATGTCCAGGATTCTGTTGTTACTAATGAACGAGAAGACCTAAGACATAACGAAGATATAGATGAATAATTATTTATTCATTACGTACATTGTTACTTCAAAACCGAAACGCATTTCAGTAGCTTGAGGTGTAGTCCACATAGTGTTATCCTTTCATAAAATATAAAAACTTTATTGTTTCTATACTATTATTATAACACTTTGTTTGATAAAAGTAAATAAGGAAAATCATGAGTTTATTTAAAGGACATCTACCTTGTCCTAAATGTGGTAGTAAAGATAATCTAGGAGATTATGATGACCACCAATTTTGTTTTGGTTGCCAGTATTATGTAAGAAAAAATGATACTGCTAGCTTACGAGCAAGAATGAATAAAGATAAAACTGATTCAAATACTTATACTATACCTATTACCAATGACATACCTCAAGAAGCTATGCAATGGTTATTAAAGTATAATATTACAGAAAAAGAAATAAAAAAATACAAAATCTCATGGAGTCCTTTAAAGATTCTTGTATTGATTATATCAAAAAGTTATTGGCAGGGTAGAAACTTTGGCTTTGGTAATCAAAAGTATAAGTCCAATGGTATTAAACCATTGAAGAAGTATGGTTCAGGTAATACATTAGTATTAGTAGAAGATGTTTTATCTGCTATTAAAATAGCAAGAACAGAGGATTACTCTGGTGTTCCTTTACTGGGCAGCAGTCTAAGTAAAGAACATGAGTTGCGTTTAATTAAAAACTATGATACAATATATGTATGGCTTGATAGAGACAAAGCTAAAAATGCAGTAAAGATTAAGAATAGATTAAGAGAATTAGGGATAACAAGTAAAGCGATTATAACACCCCTTGACCCTAAAGAGTATAACGAAACGGAGATTAATATATGGTTGAAGAACTAATACTTAAATTATTTATAGAAGATAATAAAGCCTTTACAAAATTCTATAAGTATGTTAAACTAAATTATATAAAGAATAATTATACTAACTTATATAAATTATTTCTTGTTGTTAATAAATACTATACTAAATACAACAAAGATAATATAACTAAAGAAGAACTATTAACAGAATTTAATGTTAATTATTATTTAGAAGATTCTGAAAGAGATGAAATAGAATCTTTAATAGATAGAGTTATTAACAAAACAATAGATAATGAAGACTCTTTAATAGAGTTACTTAACGAACATAAAAGAAGAGCGTTAGCTGGCGACATAGCCAAGCTAGCTCTTGATGTAGAAGAAGGTACTGCTAAAACTTCTGAACTAATAAATAAGTTTTCTGATTTTGAACACCAAGATATACAAGAAGATACAGCAGAAGCAGTTAACATGGAGCTAAATGATTTATATAAATCTCAAACAGGTACACCGGGATTAAGATGGAGATTAAACTGGCTAAACAAATCACTAGGTTCATTACGCAAAGGTGATTTTGGTTTTATATTTGCAAGACCAGAGACAGGTAAGACCACTTTCCTTGCCTCAGAAATTACCCATATGGTTCAGAACACACCAGGAGATATAATATGGTTTAATAATGAAGAGCAAGGTAAGAAAGTGGCAATCAGATGTTATCAAGCTTTACTTAACTTGACAAGTAAAGAACTCTTTGATAACATAGAAGTTAATAGTGAGAAGTATAAAGAATTAACAGGAGGTAGAATTAAGATATATGATTATGAAGACTCATCTAATACTGGACGTATAGAACAGATACTAAAAGAGTCAAACCCAAGTCTTATTATCTTTGACCAGATGGATAAAATAAAAGGATTCAAATCAGATAGACATGACTTACAACTTAAACAACTATATCAATGGGCTAGAGAACTTGCTAAAGGATATGCTCCAGTCATTGCAGTTAGCCAAGCAGGAGGAACTGCTGAAGGTAAGCTATGGTTAACAATGGATGACGTTGATAGTAGTAAGACAGCGAAACAAGGTGAAGCTGACTGGATACTAGGCATAGGTAAAGAACAAGATAATACAAGTCATATGAGATTCTTAAACATAAGTAAGAATAAATTATTAGGTGATAGCGATAGCTTGCCAGACCTAAGACATGGTAATGCTAGCGTAATAATTAAACCAGAAACAGCGAGGTATATAGACCAATGAACTATCTAACACTAGATGTAGAAACAACTATAAGTAACAAAGGTAATCCATTTGACCAATCAAACAAGCTAATGCTTGTAGGATTAAGTAATGGAAAAACATATGATATAGAATACTCCGTTGACCCCTACAAGGAATTGCTAGACGACATCCAAATCGCTGTGGATAAGGCAGATGTGCTTGTAGGGTTTAACATTAAATTTGATTTGCATTGGTTACAAAGATATGGTATAATATTTAAAGACAAAAGAATATGGGATTGTCAACTAGTAGAATTTATACTGCGTAACCAAGCTAACCCTTACCCATCTCTTAATGGTGTAGCAGAATACTATGAGTTAGGAAGTAAGTTAGATGAAGTTAAAGAAAACTACTGGAAGAATGGTATTGACACAGACCAAATACCATTACCGATACTAAGAGATTATTTACAACAAGATGTAAAACTAACAGAACAAGTTATGTATAGGCAACAAGCAGTATTAAAAGAAAGACCAGAGTTACAAAGACTTATATCATTACATAACCAAGACCTAATGGTACTACAAGAAATGGAATACAATGGTCTTAACTTTGAGTATGAAAAGTCTAATACACTAGGAGATGAACTTGAAGAACAAATTGGAAAGCTGGACAGACGACTTCATGAGTATATTAATTATGATGATTTTAATCCCAACAGCGTTGACCATCTTAGTGCTTTACTTTATGGTGGTAATATTAAAGCAAAGCGTCAAGTACCTATTGGACATTATAAAACAGGCGATAGAAAAGGTGAAGTTAAATATAAATGGGAAGAATTTTTAATACCTTTTAATAGAATGTTTAATCCAATCCCAGGAACAGAGTTAGCTAAAGAAGGATTGTATTCAACAGATGACAAGACATTGAGAAGTCTCAAAGGAAATAAGAACGCAATGGAACTACTAAACATCTTATTAACTAGAGCAACATTAGAAAAGAGAAGGTCTACATATTACATTGGATTAACCAAACTCATTGATACAATGAAATGGAAACACAATACAATACATGGACAACTTAATCAATGTGTAGCAAAAACAGGTAGGTTAAGTAGTAGTAAACCTAACTTACAGAACTTTGATGGAGAGATTAAAACACTCTTTACAACTAGATACGGAGAATAATATGAGCAGAGATGACTATTTACCAACAGATGAAGATGAGCAACAAGCTCAAGAAGAAGCACATAAACATCATACTATACAAGAGTTTGCTGCTATAGTAATGGCAGATGGACCAGCAGCAACGCTGGGTCAAATGCCTGATGATGCTAAAAATGAAATAAGACAATTAATATTGCATGATTACATGCAAAGATTATCATCAGCTAATTCAGGATTATAATATGTTATTAAACGCAGACGCTAAACAATTAGAATGGGTAGGTGCTGCTTATCTATCTCAAGATAGCACTGCTATTAAAGAGATATTAGATGAAGTAGACCAACATACAGACAATCAAACAAGGTTTGGACTACCCTCTAGGTTAATAGCTAAGACGTTTGTCTTTAGATTAATCTATGGTGGTAGTGCATACTCATATAGTATGGACCACAACTTTAAAGATATAGGTAACGAATCCTTCTGGCAAGATGTGATAGATGAGTTCTATAAAAAATATGATGGTTTAAAGAAATGGCACGAAGAAATACTTTTCCGTGCTAAAAGAGACCAGTATCTTATAATGCCAACAGGCAGAAGATACGACTACCCACCTGAGTTAAGTAGCTTAGGTAAAGTTAAGTATCCACGAACAAGAATACTTAACTATCCTGTTCAAGGATTGGGAGCAGATTTGATGTCAATTGCTAGAGTATCATTGCGCAATAGACTCAAAGATAAAACAGGTATACAATTAATTAATACTGTACACGATTCTATTATGCTTGACTTTGATACTAAAGTATGGGATAATAATAGTATAGTATCGTTAGTTGATACTTGTTTTAATGACGTACCTGATAACTTTGAAAAGTTATTTGGTAAGAAGTTTAATCTACCCATGCGAGTCGAGTGTCAAATTGGTGAAACATGGGGTAATATGGAGACAGTAAATGCAAATTAATGTTATAGATGTAGGGAGTGTTAATACACACTCGGCAAAGAACGGTAGACAATACCAATCTTTAGAAGTAACTTATAAGAATGAACAAGGACAAGCTCAATCTAAAAAGCTAATGTCATTCTCTGCACCTCAAGTATTTAAAGCAGCACAAGAATGGCAAAAAGGTGATAGTATTAATGTCGCTACCAAGAAAGATGATAATGGTTATTGGCAATGGACAAATATTCTTGCAGATGGAGAAGTAGATACACAAGAAACTTCTGGTAGTGGTGTTAAACCACAAGCAACCAGAGTATCTGGAAGTAACTATCCTACTCAAGATGAAAGAGCTCAAACACAAGCATACATTATTAAACAATCATCATTAAGTAATGCAGTATCTACTTTAGCTATTAGTGGTAAGCCAGTTACAGCTAATGATGTAATTAGTTTGTCTAAGATGTATGAAGGATACGTTCTTGGAGTTAATCAAACAGAAACAATAGACGACATGGCTTCTGATATACCTTTTTAAAGGATTAGTATGTTAGCATTAATTGACCATGATTTAGTTGTATTTAGAAGTGCTGCCTCAGCAGAAAAAGATGGCTTTGGTATTGCAAAATATAGAGCAGAGCAGTTGTTAGATACTCTAATGGAGAAAACAAAAGCTACAGAATACCGTGCTTTTATTTCTTCAAAGAGTAACTTCCGTAAAGACATATTACCTAGCTACAAAGCTAACAGAACTGCTCCTAAACCTAAACATCTTAAAGCATTACAAGACTATGCATTAGAACACATGAATGCAGAATTAGCACGTGATGGGTTGGAAGCTGATGACGAACTTGCTATTAACCAAACAGACGACACTATAATAGTATCTCTGGATAAAGACTTATTGCAAGTTGCAGGTAAGCACTTCTCATGGGAAATTAGTGGTAAGAATTGGACAAGACCTGATACGTTTGTAACACAAACAGAACTTGAAGGTCTTCGTCTATTCTTTGAACAATGTATCAAAGGAGATACAGCAGATAACATCAAAGGCATAAAAGGATTAGGAAATAAAAAAGCTAAGAATCTATTAGGAAGTTGTGAGAACCCTGAAGAAATGTTTATAATTGTCCAGGATTTATATGCAGACAATGAAAGATTAATTCAAAATGGTTCTTGTCTATGGATGAAAAGATTTTTAGAAGACAATTGGAGAGATAGGTTTGAACAATTTCAAAAGCAAACTGGAGGAGAAAGCATGGAAAGAACTGAAGAAGAATTTTCCGTCAGTTAAGTATGAACCAGATGCTATACCATATAAGCAACCAGAAAAGGAGCGTAAGTACACGCCAGACTTTAAGCTTGCACGTGGTGTATATATCGAAGCTAAAGGTAAATTAGATTTAGCTACTAGACAGAAAATGGTTTGGTTTAAAGATATGCATCCAGGCATTACAATAATCTTTTTATTTATGAATCCTGATAATAAGATAACAAAGAGAAGTAAAACAACTTACTGGCAGTGGGCTGAGAAAGAAGGGTTCATGTGGCTAGACTTTAGGAGAAACTGGATAGATGGTTATAAAAAACTTAGTAGAGAACGATGATGGTAGTGTAGACTTTGACTTTAAAGTTGATAAGAATGAAAATGAATTCTTAGTAAACTTTGCTATCAAAGCATTAATTAGAGAAGGTGTAATTAAAACATCTACAGAAGAAATGCAAGAGGGTATGGATGTTAAAATAGATAAGGAGACATTAAATTGAAACATTTAGTAATCCCCGATACCCAAGTAAAGCCAGGCATTAGTCTGGCTTACTTAACTTGGATAGGGAAATATATAGTAGAAAAACAACCAGAAGTTATTATACAAATAGGAGACTTTGCAGACATGCCTAGTCTTTCTTCTTATGATACAGGTAAAAAATCTTTTGAAGGTAGAACATACAAAGCAGATATACGAGCTGCCAATAAAGGAATGGAGGCATTACTAGCTCCTATGAAAGCCCTTAATAAAAGATTAGCTAAACAAAAGAAAAAACAATACAAACCTAAAATGATATTAACATTAGGTAATCATGAAGATAGAATTTCAAGAGCTGTAGAGTATGATAGAAAATTAGATGGTCTAGTAGACTTAGGAGATTTAAATTATGAAAAATCTGGATGGAAAGTATATCCCTTTTTGGATGTCATTAGTATTAATGGTATTGCTTACTCTCACTATTTTGCTAGTGGAGTTATGGGAAGACCAGTTACTTCAGCAAATGCCTTGCTTACCAAAAAACATATGTCATGTTTTGCAGGACATCAACAAGGCAGACAGATTGCTTACGGAAGGAGAGCTGATGGTACAGAAATGACAGCAATTATTGCAGGTAGTGCTTACATGCATGATGAAGAATACTTATCACACCAAACCAATCAACATTGGAGAGGTATCTATATGTTACATGATGTTAAAGATGGTAGCTTTGATGAAATGGCGGTTTCAATGAAATATTTAAAGGAGAGATTTGCTTGACTTTCAAGTAAATTTATGGTATAATTATGGTACAAGCTAAAGAAAAACAAGTAGGTGGTACTCACTACTCTAAGTATTCAATACAACCTATTGAATTCATTACAAAAAACAATATACCTTTTATAGAAGGTAATGTAATTAAGTATTTACTTAGATGGAGAGAGAAAGGTGGTATACAAGACATAGATAAATGTATTCACTATTTAGAATTATTAAAGGACTTAGAAAAATGAAAAACTTAATTACAACAACTATAGGTCATTTAATTATAGTAGTTGTTCTTATTAGTTTATATGCATTACTAGGAAGTTTGTTTACAAAAGCTGAAGCAGGAGACAAAGTAGGTGTTGGTAACTTTGTTATGGCAGTCAGTTATACAGAATCATACAATGATTTACAATACGTTGCTAACTTTGTTAATTGTGATATGGCACAGACCTATTACAATGAAAACTGTGCGACACAAGGTGCGATGATTATGATGTGTCAATTAGAACAATATCTTTATATGCCTATTGGTCATGATAGTGATTCATCATTTGACTTTGAACCTACTGACAGACAATCATGTGGCTTTGTCGGTGTACAGAAACCTAAATTTATAAAGGACTAACGAAGGGTCGGTCATATTATGCTAGTTTTTGAAGAAGTATTAGAAGAACTTAAACGAGTAGATGAAATAACTCTACTAGAAATGTTAGATGTTACATCAGAAGAGATTGTCAATCATTTTAGAGACAAAATAGAAGATAACATTGATAAATTTCAACAATATGTAATAGATAATAAAGAGGATATAATTAATTATGAGTAAAGAAGGACTGCCATCGGTATACCAAGACGTTATAGGATTATCCAGATATGCTAGGTTTTTACCAGATGAAAACAGAAGAGAAACATGGACAGAAACAGTAGATAGATTAATAAAGTATATAACACCTAAAGCTCCCGAAATAGATTTAGTAGAAATAAAAAAAGCTATCCTTAATTTAGAGATTATGCCATCTATGAGATTATTAATGTCTGCAGGTGACGCTTGTGAACGTGATAATATTGCAGCATTTAACTGTAGTTATTTAGCAGTTAACAATAAGCGTTCTTTTAGTGAAGCTCTGTATATTTTAATGAATGGAACAGGAGTTGGTTTTAGTTGTGAACGTCAAGAAATAGCTAAACTTCCTGCAATACCAGAAGCATTAGAAAATGTAGATGACGTTATTGTAGTAGAAGATAGTAAACTAGGATGGGCTAAAGCTTTTAAGAAATTATTATCTAGTTTATGGGAAGGTGATATACCTACATTTGACTATACTAGAGTTAGACCAGCAGGTGCTAGACTCAAAACATTTGGTGGTAGAGCTAGTGGTCCAGAACCTTTAAAAAGATTATTTGATTTTACTACAGTTATCTTTAAAGAAGCTAAAGGTCGTAAATTAAACTCTATAGAAGTACATGATATTATGTGTATGGTAGGAGAAATAGTTGTAGTAGGTGGTGTAAGACGTTCTGCGTTAATCTCATTATCTAATCTAACAGATAAACGCATGAGAGAAGCTAAAACAGGAGCTTGGTATAATGAAAACCCTCATAGAGGACTAGCTAACAATAGTGTTGCTTATACTGAACATCCCGATAGTGAAACTTTTATGGAAGAATGGTTATCCCTAGTTAAGTCTAAGTCAGGTGAACGAGGAATCTTTAATAGAATAGCTGCTCAAAAACAAGCAAACAAATGGGGAAGAAGAGATGAAACTCTTAGCTATGGAACAAACCCATGCTCAGAAATTATTCTTCGTGATAAACAATTTTGTAATCTTACAGAAGTAGTTGTTAGAGAGCATGATACTGAGGATACTCTTACTAATAAAGTTAAACTTGCAACAATACTTGGTACAATTCAATCTACATTAACAAACTTTAAGTTTTTATCTTCTGAATGGGAACATAATACAGAAGAAGAAAGATTGTTAGGTGTATCTTTAACAGGAATTATGGATGCTAAAATAACATCTAATCCTGACCCTAAATTACTAGAGAGGTTAAGAGATGAAGCAAGAAAAACAAATACAGAATATGCAAGAATACTTGGAATTTCGCCATCAGCAAGTATTACGTGTGTTAAGCCTTCTGGTACTGTTTCTCAGCTCGTTGACAGTGCTAGCGGCATACATGCTCGTCATAACGACTACTACATAAGAACAATCCGTATGGATAAAAAAGACCCTATCTATACATTCTTAAAAGATAAAGGTGTTCAAGTAGAAGATGAGCAATTTAGACCTGATTCTACAGCAGTTTTTAGCTTTCCTATGAAAGCTCCTAAAGGAGCAATATTACGAAATGATAAAACAGCTTTAGAACAGTTAGAGCTTTGGTTAATATATCAAAGACATTGGTGTGAGCATAAACCTTCAGTTACTATTTCAGTTAAAGATGCTGAATGGGTAGAAGTAGGTGCTTGGACTTGGAAACATTTTAGTGAAATATCTGGTGTATCTTTCTTACCACATACAGACCATACTTACGTACAAGCTCCTTATCAAGATTGTACTAAAAAAGAATATGAAGCCTTATTAAAGAAAACTCCTAAATCTATAGATTGGTCTGAGTTTATTGAGAAAGATGATAATACAGAAGGTTCACAGACATTAGCCTGTACAGGTGGGAGTTGTGAAATATGACAATAACATTTTCTCCTATTATGGGGATGCAAGTTGGATTTGAATTAACAGAAAGTATAGTAAATGATGAACGTATTGGTTATTGTTTAATAGATATTTTTATACTTAGAATTCAATTAGCTTGGTTTCAAAAATGAAATCAAGAGAAGCTGGAAAAGGAAGTAGCAGACGACCTACAAACTTTGATTCTTATTCTGCTGGTTATGATAGAATCTTTAATAAAGGAGAAATAGAGATGGAATATAATAAAATGCCTCAAAAGAAAGAAACAAAAAAGAAAAAAAAGCAAAAACCTTATTAAAGGTCTTTTAAGAGCTATGGTAAGGTTTTAATACTTTTTAATACCTTACCCTACCTTAGCTTTAGATATACTTACTAGTCAGCAAAGTAAGGCTCGGTTTTCCAATATTCTTCTAAATATGGTCCTAAATCTTTACCTTCAGCTATAGCTTCATTTAAATTCTTTACAGTAAGTCTAGCTTTTCTTTCAGCAGCTTTTCTAGTTTGATTAGGTGTTTTTATCTTAGCATCAAACTGTCTTCCTAATGCTTTATCTAAATCAAATTCTTCATAATCATCTTGAGCATTAAGTATATTAGAAAGTTGTGGAATAGTTTGTAATACTTTAGTACCTAAGTCTTTACCAAAATCTTCTATATTTCCAGAACCAGTTACATCATTAAAATCATATACAGGTAATCCATTATATATAGTTTCATTCATCATAACTTCATAAGCAAACATTAATGCAGGATTAATAGTTAATAAAACTTGTCTTAAAGATTGTAAATCTTTATTTTGTGTAGATACATCATGAGCTGTCTCTAATACGTGTAAAATACCAGCTCTTCTTATTTTAACTTCATCACCATCAAAAAGTTCTTCATATAAAGCATCCATCATTGGATATATCATATACATTGCAGTACTTAAAGCTAAACCTGAATCTATACCATCTGCAAATTGTTTAGATTTACTTCTTCCTAATGCTATATCTTTGTATCCTAAGGTTTGTTGAACAAGACTACCTGCTTTACCTGTTCTAGATAATATAGGGTCTAATCCAGACAATATATCTTTAGCTGTATTTAATCCTGATGATACCATACCATGTTTATACCTAGCAAAAATAACCCAATCAGGATTTTGTAATGCTCTAGAAATATTTCTTGTTATTTTGTATCCTAGTAAACTTTCAGGACCTACTGTTTCAGGTAACCTATAAGTAGGCATGTGTAACTCTACTAGTTTAGCAGCTTGTTGCATAGTTACAGGACTACCATCTGCATTTTTACCTCTCATCTTTTGTTTAACCAACTGCATATATAACACATCACGCATAGTCCACATAGAATATTGAGCAAACTCAGATATATTAGCATATCCTTTAGATGCTTTATGCATAGCACTATAAGCTTTTTTACTTTTACCTAATGTGTTTTCATTACTTTTCCAAAATGTATCTGTACCTTGTTGCATTATTTTACCCCAAGCAGTAGTATTCATTACATTAACACTCATAGAAGATGCTCCACCTTCTATTAATTTAACATACTCAGGAGTTCTATTTAATACTTGTTCATAAGCCCATTTATAATCTTCTGCCCATTTTGTTTTTTTAGGATTAAGACTACCAAGAAAACCTTTAGTAGAGTAAAAGTGAATTAACTCATTATGCATATGAGGAATAGGATTAAGCATCATATTTTTAACAAGAGCATCTGAAACTCTACCTAAATAACTTTTTTCAAAAGGTCTAAAATTATCTTCAATTATATTAGCTACTCTTTTAGAAAACTTTTTACCTGAGAATCTAGTTAAACCTGCTTCCATTACATCTAATTTAAGGTCTGACAATTGATTAACACCAACATCACGATTAGCATTGTTAATAAATTCTTTATTTGTTCTAGCTATGTTTTTATTAGGAAACCTAGGGTCATACATTTTTTGATTTTGTACTGCCATTCTTTCAGCAGCTTTAGTTATATCAGATATATTTCTTTGACCAAAAGCAGTTTTTAATAATTGTCTTTGATATTGGTCTAATCTAATCATTTGTCTCATTTCACTAAGAGAATCTAACATTGCTAGTAAAGGGTCTGTAGTTAATTCTCTTTTAAATACTTCAGAAAATTCTTTTCTAGATACTTGTTCTACTTTTAAATCACTTAATTTTAATGATTTACTTATAGGTCCAGTAGGAGCTGGTATAATATCTCCAGCACGTCTAACACCCTCTCCATTATTTAAATTTTTAGCAGCCAAAGTAAGTTCTCCAGCTAGTAAAGAGTTTGGAGAATTGGGGTTTCCAGGAGTTTCTTGTTTCTTACTAAATCTACCTCCACCAAGAGCTGTTGAAGAGTTTACAGCAATTATAGGTTGCCCAGGAAGTCCTGATTTATTTGCTTGTTTTGGATTTACTGCTTCTGCTACTGTAAAGAATATCTTTCTTCCTGTTGCTTGGTCTACAGCTTTATAGTATATTCTATCTGCTGTTACTGATTTTTCTCTAGGTGCTAAATCTCCATATTTAATTTTAAAAGGGTCTCCAAAAAAGTTTTTCATTATTCCAGGTTTTTCTAATGCTAGTCTTCTAGGAAAGAACTTTTCATTAATATCAAAGTCTTTAAGGAGTCCTCTTTTTTGTAAATACTTAACAGCTTGTACTTGTTCTTTTTGAAATCTATTAATAACTGTTTCTAATGTTTTTTGATTTTCTGTAAATTTAGTTCTTAATGAGCCAGGAAGTGTACCTTCCATTACATCTATTACTTGATTATATTCATTAATAGTTTTTTCACTCATAGTTCGTTTAGGACCAAAACCATTAGCTTTACCAAATAAATTCTGCATACCTTCTATTACATTCATTTGTGCAGTTCTTCCTGCTTTAAACGCATCTTTAGCAGACCATTGTGTAAATCTTTTAAAACCATCTAAACCGTCAGGAGTATTTGTTAAAGCCTTTTTCATATCCTGTAAATAATTGGTTTTAAAATTTATTAATTTACCTGAAGAAAAATTATCAAATAAATCCATATCTGACATTTCAAATAATTTACTATACTCTTTTTTATATCCTTTTACATTACCTAGCACATCATACTGTACTTGATTTGCTGACTCTTTAATTAGTTTAAGTTCAGATTCTAACTTCTTAACTACATTATAATTTTCAGTAAATAAACCAGCACCTTCACCTTTTAACTTATCTATTTCAGATTGTTTTTTAGTTATTATTCTTTCTGTTTTAACTTTATCTGTTGTGCCATATACTTTTTTTACAAGACTACTATATCCTGTTTTATCTTTTGCCCATTTATTTCCTTTACCTATTAATGGTCCTGCTCTTAATGTTACAGCACTTACTATTGCTTCTGATGTATCTGGTGGAACTCCAGCAGCATTTAAAACTTCTTTTGTTGGTTCCATAACTGCTGCACTAAAAAATTTTAAAGTATTACCTATAAAAGTTTCATTCATTAAAGTATTTGCAGATGGAGCATACTCACTTTGTTTATATTTTTCTAGACCATCTTCTATTATATTTTTAACTTTTTTATTAGTATCAGAATCTTCTACAAGAGTATCAACAACTTTATTTGTAAAGTCTTTATTAAGAATACCATCTTTTAAATTCTCTTGGACAAAAGCTTCAGACCAATCTCCTGCTCTTTTAGAGGCATCAGCAAAAGATATACCACTACCTTGTAACTCATGTAGTTTTAAAATAGCATCATAGTATCTGTCATCTACTTCTTTACCCTCAGCTTTTAGTTTATTAACACTAGTAGCTAATTGGTTTAAATCATCTTTATATTGTTTATTATACTTAGCATTTATTTTATCATCAGTATATACGTCTACTGAACCATATAAATTACCTATAATATCTGCTATAAATCCAGGACCTTCTACTAAAGCAATATTAGCTGTAGCAGCAGCTTCATAAAAAGGTTGAGCTAAAGGTCTTAATATAGGTCCTACATAGGGAATTTTTTCTATTCCAGCTTTATCAGGATTGACGTAAGCTGTTGAAGTTTGTTGTTCATTTATTTTAGACCGCAAGAAGTTCTGCTGCTTGAATATTATTATCTTTATTAGCTTGTAATAAAGCATCTTTATACTCGTCAATAGTAGGCATTATTTTTTAACTTTATTTAAATAATATTGTATTACGCTTTCATCTTCTTTAGAAAGGTCTTTTTTAGGAGTGTTATCACTTTTGTTTTGTTTAACTGATATACTACTATCATCTCCAAAATTCCAACTATCTGAATTAACATCATAATTATTTTTAACAAAAGTTCCTGCTTCGCTAATAGCTCTAGAAGCAGTATAGTCTTTGTTTTCTTTTAATAATTCTTCAGCTTTTGAATAGACTTGATTCCTAGCTTGGTTAGTAGCTTCTTTACTATCTTCATCAATACCCATAGCAGTTACTTGTTCTACAAGTAATTGAAACTCTTGAGATGTAGGGTCTTTTAATGCTTTACTTAGTAAGTCTAATTTTCTAGTTGCAAGTTTGCTAAGATTAAGTTCATTCTTAGTTTCCTTATCTCTTATATTTGACGCTAATGTCATTTCTTTTAGTAAATTAGTACTATCTATAGAAGACTGAGCAGTTTTATTTTCTTGTAATATTTGTGCTACTCCTGCTATACTTCTAGGACTAGCTCCTACAGAGCTTAATTCTTTTAATAATTCTTCATATAATTTTATAGGGTCTGATGTATCTCCTAGTCTATCATTAACATTTTTAAAAGCCTGATTTACTTTTGTTTGTTCTTGCAAAGCAGGGTCTTGACTACCAAATAGACCTCTTACTATAGAGTTAAAACCTGCTCCTACTGCGCCATAGCCCTTAGGCATAAGAGCTCCAAATTGAGCATCTTCTTTTTGACCAGCTAAATCTCTAGTTAAAGATTGTTCATCAAAATTAAATAATTTTTCTATATTCATTGCCATTAGTATGTACTCCTTAAATGAGGTGAACCTGCAAAACCAGGTGAAGCAGGCGCAAATGTTCCACCTCCTGTATACCCTCCTGCTGAACCACCAGAACTAAATGGATTAGTAAAACCACCACTACCTAAACTACCTATGCCTTTACCTATTAATTGTGTAAACATTCCAGCATTAGCTAAACTTGAATTAAGTTGTGATTGAGCAGCAGCCATATAACCATTTGCTCTTGCTACATTTCCAGACTGAGCTGCACTACCTAATGCTATACCTTGATTCATAGGTTGTTGTCCTGTTTCTTCAATACCAGCACCATAACCAAACATTCTATAAGCATCTTCATAAGGTTTCATAGCTAATTGTTGACCCATACCATAGAATCCCATACCTTTTTGTAAATCTGCATCTCTTTGCATTTCAGCTCTTGCTTGAGCATCCATAGCTAATGCATTATTTTCTCTGTTAAGAGCAGTTAAATACTCCATTCTTTCTGGGTTAACATATCCAGTACCTTCTGAATTAGCAGTTGCTTGACCCATACGACCACTAGCAAATAAATTATTAGCTAACATTTGTTGAGTTCTTTCTCTATCAGGAGTTAATAAATTTTGTACATTTTGATAATATTGATTAGCGTCTGCTGAAACATCTCTAGTAGTAGCTTCTTTAAATAAATTTCTACCATAGTCTTGAACTACATCAGCATCTTCTACATCTCCAGTTCTAGGATATGAAAGAGCCTGTGTCATATACATATCTCTTAGTTGTTGTAATGGTGGAGATAAATTATAACTTGCTGTTAAATCTCCATAATTAAAATCAGAGTCGCCAAAGTAAGAACCAGAGACATCCCATGGCTTGTAACGAGCCATTTCTGCTGCTTCTCTCTGAGCTGCCGCTGCCTTTTTACCTGCTGCTGTTGTTCCTGTTATTGCTCCTACAATTGAACCCATTATTTCACCTCTTTCTCAAAAATATATCCTACTAGTTTAAAATTATACTTCTTTATAAATGCTTTATAACTTTTTCTTGTTGTACCACCTAAAATAGTTTTACATCCTAATTGTTTTGCTAATTCATTCATATACTCATCCCAATAACTACCATCACCATAAACATTAATACATACAAATTTATCTCCATCTATTTTCCAACTCATGAACCCGTGTTCATTTTCTATTAAATTTGTTTTGTCTATGTATTCACTATTAGATTTTTTTAAGAATCTAGCTATATCTTTATTATTGATAAACAACCCAGTTTATTAAAACATCATCTGAAGACATACCACCTAAACGTTCTTCTGTATGTATATCAAATGTAGTCGTAGTTTTATTACTTCCTGCAGAAGTCATCATAGTACCTCTAGAATTAGCATTAGGAGAATTAGATGCCATAGCTACTATTACATAATTAGTATTTGGCATAGCTGTAGTAAAAGTTACTCTAAATATACCAGTTGCTATTTTAGCTACACTACCAAAGTTTTTACTTCCTGTGCCTACTGATAAAGCAGAACCATTAAAATATCCAAATCCTCTAGCTCCATAATAAGGAAGAGTACCTGTTGTAGCTGTAATTGTTGTATTAGCTGTAGATTCCCAAACAGTTCCATTTGATGTTAGAACATTACCTGATGTTCCTGGAGCTACAGAAGAAACTGCTGATGTACCTTCTCCTATAACAACTGCTTTAGAAGGTAGTGTACTCACACCAGTACCTCCATCTGCTACTGTTACATCTGTTATACCTACTACTGACCCTCCTGATATATTTACAGCATTTGCATTCTGTGTTGCCATTGTACCTAGAGTGCCTACTTTTGATTGAACAAAAGCTGTTGTAGCTACTTGAGTAGTATTTGTTGAAGTTCCAGCAGTTGGAGCTGTTGGAACACCAGTTAAAGCAGGGCTAGCTAAATTAGCTTTACTAGCTACTGCTATAACTAAATTATTAAATTCTGTATCAAATTCAGAACCTCTTATAATTTTTGCTGTATCCGAAGAAGGTAAAGAATCCTTTGCTAAAAAGTTTGTTGTTTTTGTATAATTAGTCATTATGAAAGTTTTCCTGTTTTTAAAAATAAATCTATTTTTTGTATACTTAATGCTTCATCATCTATAGTAGCATCAATTCCAAAAGCAAATGTTTCTCCTTGTCCACCTAAAGGCACTTTAATATTATGCACACCAATTCCCGGAGATGAGAACTTACTTACATTATATAGTGAACCTGCAGTATTATATTTTGCATATACACCAGTACCTAAATCTCTTGCTATTGTTACAGTTCTTGGATTTAATGTATAGTCGTATCCATACTTAAATACAAAGTCTTGTTCTCCAGCACCATCTACAACTAGATTAGCTCTTTTTAAAAACTTTTTAACTATCCTACCTTGAGAACCTACATCAGAAAAAGTAGATTTATAAGTTAAATCATAAGTTGCTGCATTATCTAAATATCCTGCATAATGTCCTATTCCATTCTTAACACCTAGTAAAAACCTTCTGTCTGTTGTTTGTAAAAAACTATTAAACACATCTCCATTAGTTAAAGACCATGTAGTTGCTCTTGCTGAACCATTTTCTAAAGCACTCCTTAAATCAAAATAAATCATAATATTATTTGCTGGAAATAAAATAATATAAGCTGCTTCTGATTCAGAGTATCCTGCTTTAATTAAATTAGGTGTAACCTCTATTGGTAAATAACTTGTTATGTCATCTCTTATATTTAAAGATAACTCTCTCATAGGTAAAGACTTTTCTTGTATTGTTCTCATTAAAGACCTTACACCTGACTTAGATAAGAATATTAAATCTGTACCTGTAGATTGTATAGTATCTCTAGATACACATCCTACTCCATTTACTACATCTGATAAAGACATTGTAGCTGGATTACTTGGATTTTGGTAGACTACTATATTATCTTTACATAGTATAATTAAAAATCCATTATGAGAAGCTAATCCTACTATCTCATCATTGTTACCTACTACTGAACTTATATCTAATACACCTGAAGAACCTGCAGTAAAATCTGTAGGGTCTAATAAATCACTATAAAACAAAGTATGTTTATTAGCAGTAACACCAGCTGTCCATATTCTACCAAAAGCTGCTAAACAACAATCAGGGTCAAAAGTTGTAATACCACTTGGTACAGTTCCATATGTTCCTATTTCTTGCCATATATAAGTACCACTAACACTATCACTTGTACGTCTCCATACTAAAGCTATATTACCATTTTGTGTAGCTATACCATAGTTTAAAGCAGATGCTCCTGAACCCTTAGCTAATGACTGCATTTGCCATCTACTACCTGTAAAAGTTCTACTAACTGTAGTTGTTTGGTCTGCTGCTTTAAGTGTATGTGCTGTTAATGTAGTTGTTCCTGTAAATAGTTTACCATCTCCTGCAGATAATATTTCTGTACTTCCATTTGGGTCTACATGCTCATGTAAAGACTCTATATATTTACCAGAGCCTAATGTTCCAACACTAGTAGTTAACATATCAAAACCTTTTCGACTAGCTAATCTACCTCCTTTATCTATTACACAATTATTTGCTTTTTGTGCATAGCCACTATCTAAGCCTACTCTAGCATCTTGAGTATTTATTCCTAAAAACCCAGGAGCTAATAAACTAACAGAGGCTAGTTGTCCTGCCATTATACAGCACTCCAAACAGTTTCTAAAGGTCTTCTACCAGCTTCTATTGCAATGTAATCAGATAGTAATTGTCTATATTTAAACTCTTGGTCAGAGCTTCCTCCATCTTCTCCTCTTTCACTAATAGCTCTAGCAAGTGTTCCTTCTATTACAGGTTGTGCTGGAATAGTAAGAGCATCAGAAGGTGATACTAAATCTTCTTGTGGTTGTACTATATTAAATCTTAATGTATACTCACCATCAGGTATAGGATAAACATCTACTTGTGCGTCTCCTCCTGATGTAACTCCATTAAAAGCATAGTAAGCTGGAGCACCTTTAGCTGGTGTATCAACCATAGCAAAGTTTTCATCCATCCATTCAGTAGGTCTAGAATACATCCATCCTTTTTGAGTTTCATTATAAGCATCTAAAACTCTAAATCTAGTTCCTGCATCTGTAAGTACCCAATTAAATAAACCATCTTCTGTAGTAACTGTCATTGTATTTCTTAATGCAGACCAATTCCATGCATTTTCTACTTCGTTTTTAGTTACATTAACTAATCTAGAAATAAGTTTAGAGTAATCATTCTCATCTAAAGAAGTTACTTCTTCTTCCCTTAATCTAACTAAAACACTATTTACTATTTCTAGATACGTCATTTCGACAAGTTCCTTTTAAATTATAATCACCTATATCTGTTACTGCTGCACACCACCATTCACCATTAAAGAAAAAAGCATCTTCTTTACATTTATTACATATAGCTTTTCCTGTATCTACCACTTTACTTTATCAGCCCAATATGCTGCACTAGTCTTTCCTTTCGCTATATTTTTTCCATGTCTTGCTTTAAATGATTTACGTTTAGCTTTCATTCTAGCAGACTCTCCTGCTTTAGGTTTACCTGCAGTAGAAGCGCCCTTCTCACCAAACCTAATCATTCTATCTTTACCATTATCTTTAATAAGAACTACATGAGATTTTTTACCCTTAGTAGACCTTTTAGGTTTATTATATCCTGCAAATGTTTCACCTCTATATGTTACACTCATCTATAACTCCTAGTTTTTTTAGCTATCTTCTTTGGTTGTTTTACGTGTTGCTTACCTTTTTTATTTCCTTTTCGTTTTGCTGCATTAGTAGCTTTTTTTTCTTTTTCAGTTAAAGCATTCCAAGCTGCATCAGGAAGATATCTTTTTTTACCTTCACTCTTTTTACCATCAGAGGTTCTCCACTTTTGTTTTGTCCATTTAGACAAACTCTTTTGTGATTTAGCTTTAGCCACGATATCCTCCACCTTTTGCTTTATATTGCTTAGCTAACATCTGAGCTTTACGAGCTGACCATTGTCCAGGTTTACCTCCTTTACCACCAGCTTTAATCTTATTAAAAAGACCTTTACGCATTGTAGGTTTAGTGTAATTACCTGCTTTATTTACAGTACTCTTTTTCTTTATCATTTTTTCTTAGGCTTAGTATGACCATAACCTTTTTTCTTTAGCTCTAAATGTTTCTTTTTAGTAAATACCATTTGTCCTTTACCAGTTTTAGAGTACATCATGTGAGGTTTCATTTTTTTCATTTCCATTATGCTCTCCTTTTCTTTTTCTTTTTGTTTGCTTCTTTAGCTAAGTTCTTTTTAGCTGACATTGCTTTTAAGTTACTTTTTCTATTATCCATTGCATTATCATTCTTGTGTGCTGCGTGGCGTTTATCACCTTTTTTAAGTTTAAGCTTAGTTCGTGCAGCATTACGAGAAGCTCGTTGTTTAACTCTTTTTTTCTTTTTTTCCTTTTCCCACTCAAGTTCTTTTTTATAATCTCTTTTTCCATTTGTCATAAAAGGCATTACATATTACTCCCTACAAAAATAGATGCTACTACTAGTACCAAAGGTGTTATTGGCATTATTGTTATGAATAATAAAGCACCTATTATTTTTGTTTTCATGATTTAGCTAACTGACCACCAAAATAAAATTCTATTATTATAGTAGCCCATGTAAATATCTCTTCAAACTTATATAAACCATCTACTGTTGTTAATCTAGTTCCACCACCTATTTCTATTCCAAATAAACTAAATCCACTATATTCAACAGGAACAGTTACATCCATTCCTAGCAATCCTGCTAAAGGATATATAGATACTAAACCTAGTATTACTACAATAAGAAATCTACGATTCCATTGAGCGCCTTTAGATTCTTTATCAGAAGCTTCTCTCGCTTTATCTATTTCTATAGACTTAGCAGATAAAGCTTGTAGCATTAATTTCTGCTCAAGATGTTTTTGCTTAGATTTAATAGCTGCTAACTTTGCAAAAAAGCCCAAAGATATAGGTATTAAATGTGTAAGTAATGACATCATGATATTTTAAATCCTGTCATAGTATAGACTGCTACTACAAAAGCTAATGCAAGCATACCTCTAACAGACCATTTTCCTACTTCTATCCATTTAGTGTCAAGCCAATCTTGTAAAGCTTCTTTTACTAATTCCCTATCCCTTAATCTTTTTCTTTCTTCTATTTTCATTATACTTAGTTTCCTATTAATATTGATGGTTTAAATTCTTAGTATTTCTACTTAGGCTTAGGGTTATCTTCTTTTACTTTTGTTATTGCATCTTTCCATTTTGTTGTGCCATTTACAATATCATGGTATCTCATATCTAGTTGGTCAGGTATACTTGGATAAGCATCTCGCCTTGCTTGTTTATATGCTTCTGGGTCTACCCAGT